GCGGATCCCGCCGTTGGCGCTTCGTTAAGATTATCTTTGATGCAGATCCAGTAGCTGCCGCCGTAGGTCACCTGGTTGCCGAGAACATAGCCTTCAACATTCGACCATGCGCCAACAAACTGATTCGGATTTGCGTTGGGCGCGAGGATGCCAGTATTCAGGTCGATCGATCCTGGGCCTACACCTTGCAGCACGAAGGGAAACGCCACGACATCAGCCAAGCTTTGCGTCTGGTTGCCGTAGACGTTGAATGAGCAGAACTTGAAATAAATCGTCTTGCCATAGAGCGTGGAGTCATACTGATAGGTCGTGCTGGCTTCATCACAACGCGCGAAGAGCTCGCCCTCGGCATGCGCGATCGGATTGGTTTCATAGACGCCACGATACAATCCGGAGAGTCCATATTGATTCGTGCCCGTGAGTTCGGAGTTTTGGTAACTCAGCAGCTCCAGCTCGTTCGCGGCATTTACGATGCCGCAGAGGCTGATGAAGTTTGCCGCATCGCCAGCTTCGACGGATTGCAGTTGCGCATCAGCGACAACCATGTTCACGCTGAGCAGATCCGTAGTGTCGGGATTGGTTCCCGCATAGGCCGGCAAGGCGGCGGCCAAGGTTCCGATGCGGCCGGGGGTGTTGATGGTCGCGTATTGGTTATAGTCCGTGCCGTTGAAGCTGACCCAAACGTTGCAGCCGCCCCAACTGCTGTTCTTCCCGTTGGCAAAAATAAAAAGAATGTTGCCCTGGTATTTTGCCAGCCGGTTGGGGGCCTCGAAAACGATATAGGTCGTGTCGCCGGGATCCTGCTGCGCCTGGTCGAGTGTCGCCGAAGGCAACTGCCCTTGCTTCGGATAAAGCACGGCCGTGCCGATCGAGAACGGGAAGTTCTCCGCTTCGCACTTAATACCTTCCTTGCTGTCATAAACCATTTTCAGCAAGCGAACGGGGGTGGCATTCAGGCCGAGCGGGCCAACCGGACCGCCTTGGATGCCGTCGGTGAGTTCAATGACATCGCCTGGTTCGAGGTACCAATAGGTTTCCTTGATCGTGAACTCGTACTTGTTCGGGATATTGACCAAACGGCCCAGGCGTAGATTCGCGGCCCATTGCGCGGCCGACTCGGTGCAGATGAATCGCCAAGTCTTCGGATCCTCGCGCATCAACCCGAAGGTTTGGATCGAAGCGGCATCGCTGGCCTCGAGCACATCCTCGTTGTAGTCGTTGGTGCGCACGCTCCAGGTCACGCGCACATCGTTCCAGCGGTTCTGCCAAGGCGTGCGCGTCAGCTTGATCGGATCTTCGCCCTTCTTGGCGATGAAGTCATCGTCATCGAGCGAGACAACGGGATTGGTGGGCGGGTGATATTCGTAGCCATTGCCGACGGCCGTGGTATCGCCGAGCGGCGTAAACTTCAGCAAGCCTTCCGACCAGTAGCAGAACACCTGCCCGGCTTCGAGCCAGTCGCCGATCGCGGCCGCGGCGGTCGTCTGTCCGTCGAGCAGCGGCGAAATATAGAAGTTGTTCGCGGCCCAATAGGCGCGAATGTTGGCCTGCAAACCCGCGCCGGGAGCGAGGCCCCAATAGTAGGTGACGCCCACCGGCTGCGGCAGCAAATAGTTGTTCGGCAGAAGTCCGGTGTTCGCGACCAGGCAGACGAAATAGACGCCCTGCGAAACCACGATGTTGCCGGGAGCGTAGGCGGTCGTCGCATTCCAGGTTGTGACGCCCGCGGTGCCCGTCTGCAAATATTCCAGAGGGAAGCCGATGCCGAATGCCGGATCGGTGAGAATCGCCTGGATGCAATCGGAAGGCGAAGCATCAAGGATCCCGCCGGGAGCCTGGTAGAGTCCGGCGATTTCAAAATTGTATTGCGGCATCGCCGGCGTGAAGCCGAGGTAGAGTCCCTGCGATCCGACCATGCACAAGCCGGAGTAGCCGATCGCCTGTCCGGGGTACATGCTGGCAAGCCAAGGCCATACGGCCTGTCCCTGCGCACCGTTGAAGAAAGTCAGATTCAGGGTATTGGGCGCGTTGGCATCGGTATTGATGTCCTTGAACCGATAGTTGATGACTACGCCTTTGCCGGCATCGGGAGCGGCGAACTGATAGTTGCCGCCATTCGGATTGTAGGTTCCGGTCAGCGTCGGCGTGCCGGTAACCGCGGTCAGCGCAACGCCGCTCGGATAAAACGTGACGCCCAAATCCTGCTGCCAATAGGCACCATTTTCCACTTCCACTTTATAAGGAGAGTCAAACGGGACTGAGGTTAGCTCATTCTCGATGATCTGATAGCGATAGTAAAAATAATTGATATAAACCGACGCGCCAGCATCAGCGGCGTTGAAGGCATAGACCCCACTTGCGGTATTGACGCTGTACTGACCGGGGCCTGGTGCCGTTCCGGAGGGCACCGGCAGCATGGGGACGTTTTGCGTTCCCGTGAGCGTGACCGGGCCGGAGGATCCATAATCATCGGCCAGGACGGAATAGCTCTGGACCTTTGCCACGCCCGCATCGCTGGCATAGATGTTGGCGTTCGGGACGGTGACGGTCGGGCTGCTTGTATTTGGAACCGTGACCGAGACAGGATCGAGATCGAGCTCAAACTTGCCGAGCGTGTCCCAGGTGGCCAGCACGTTCCCGCAGGAGCCGTGGCAGAGGCAGCCAAGAACGGCCGCGGAATAAACATATTGCGCACCGCTCTTATCGAGTCCGGATCCCCCCGGTTGCTGCGCTTTCGCGGATTGAAAGTTTCCATACCACAGCAGCTTCCAGGACAAACGGTTCTGCCCGAATAAAATCGGGATGGTGGTCCCGTAGATGGCTTCGTTTGTCCGGATCCCGTTATAGCGGGTCTGGATCTGTTCCGCGCTTGAACCGATCAGGCCCATTCCATCTCCTTCGGAACCGGCAGCATCGAGAAAAATCGTTTATCGCGGCGCGACCAGAAACCTTCTTTTGTGCCGTGCGCGCCGCAAACATTATTGCCCTTGAGCGAGTGCAATACGTAGGTCGGCCAGTCGATGATGATCCCGCCATGGGTCCAGGAGGCGATGACCTTCACCAGCATAAGATCTCCCGGCTGAATCTCTCCTTCGGAAAAAATTTCATGATCCGAGAAGCGCAATACGATGTCCAGAAACGTTCGATCCTCAAAGCGAAGGTGCAGCTTATCGGTCTGACTGGGCGAGTTCAGCCACTTCTGCGGCGAGTAGCGCGGGGGTTTGAAATCTTTCGGGATCAGGCCGACGGATTGATAAACCCTTAGCAAATAGTAGGCGCAATCCACACCGCATCGCTTGAGGCCCTGGCCATCGACATAAGGGGTGCCAATCCACTCAGTCGCCTCTTGGACGATCCGCTTCCGCAAATCTTGTGCTTCCGCTAGGGTCATATCTCACGCCGCAACTTCTGGATTGGGGATGAACGGAGCGCCGCCAAAATGGATCAAGTTCCCGAACTTATTCTGGCACGTCGCCATGGACTTGTCGCATCCCGGAAGAATCGTAATCGCATCGCCGATGCTGACCGGAAAAGGGGTGGGTGCGCTGAGCTGGAGCTGGTTCGCACTGAGCTGCGCCTTGATTGAAAAGAGCAGGCCTTTGTTTTGCCCGGAGGTGAACTTTACGGTGCCAAGCGAATAATAGGGCGAAGCGAGCGAGCCGACCATGAACTGCAAGGTTTCGGTGGTATAGAGCTGGAAGTTGGTTTGGCCGTTGGCGAAGCCGGAGCCGGCCGTGACGGTGGTGTTGATGAGATAGGCCCCATTCGCGGCGGCGCAGTTCACGTCGAAAAGCATGAAGCGGCAGCCCGATTGCAGCACGTTTGGCGGCGTCTGGCGATTGAGGACATAGAGCATGTCGGCCACAATAAACTTGACCTGGGAGCGGCCGGTTTGTTCGACGCTGGCGATCTGTCCCACGAACGTGGTGATCGATCCCATCCAGGTCGTATAGACCGGTGGCGCATCGCGGTGGGAATGAAATCCAGTTGCGTCAAATGTTGAATCAAAACCCTCAGTAGCCATGATCTATCCTTAGTTCGAGTTGGTAACCCACCAGTTGGAACCGTCATAGGTGAGCTCGACATATTGCCCGGGATTGATGAGCAGATAGGAAGTCTCGCCCAGGGCGTTCAAGCTGTTGATGGTTTCCGTGGTTGCCCGAAAGACGGTCACAGCGCCGGCACCGGCATCGACCTTCATGACCAGCACGACTTGGCCGGTCGTGGGCGTGCTGTAGAGCGTATAGGAGATTCCACCGGAGCCGCCGATCGCCTGGATCCAGTCGTCATTTTCGAGACCGGACGTGCTCGCGCTGATGGGGCGCGGCGTAAGACAGTGCACGTCATTCCAGTTGGAGGGCTGGATCTGCTGTGCGTTCGAACCGTCGGCAAGCGTGCAAACGAATATATGCTTCATCGCTTTTCCTTTACTCCCGAAGTTACGTCCGGCTGCAGGAAGGTGAAGATTGCCGGATCGAGCGTCGGCGTGGTCAAGCTTGGCGTCATATAGGTATTCGATGTCACGGAACTGTCCAGATAGCCCGTGCCTCCGGCAACGACTTTGAGAGTCGTTCCCGGACTCGCAACCGGTGTGACGCTAATCGTTCCGCTGACCACGCTTCCCGTTGTGCAGCCTGTCGAACCATTCGTCGCCGGCGTCGCTCCGTTTGTCGTGTAGCATTCGACTGGCGCGGAACTGGGATTCGTGCAGGACACGATAACGTTGGAGCTGCTTGTTTCCGAGGTTGGCGTGCAAACCGGCGTGCCCGCGGGCGGCGTGCTTCCTGTGATCGTATATGCCGCAGTCAAGATATTGCCGTTCGTGTCTCCCGCTTTCGTTGCCAGAATCTTCACGGTCGCTGTCGCACTGACAACAAAAGTCGAGGTCGTTGAGAACTCGTCGGCCCAGGGATCGCACGTGCCCTGCGTCGATGCTGTCGGAGTCGATCCGTCCAGCGTA